GATGGTACAAGACCTGTACAAACAAAAACGGTCCTTGGAGTTGAGGTGGCAGTTGGAGTATGAGCAATTTGGTAAATATACTCTCAATATGGTCGAAATTGATAACGCTATTAAAAATGTTATCACTGAGATTAAAGCCGAGGAACGTAAGATTGCAGATAGAGAAAATGCAATTCATGATGCTGCTCCCCAAGTTTCTGTGGCTACTTAGATAAACGCCACATCGCTGAAATCTTACATTTCTGTAAGGATCTCTTGCACTCTACTAAAATCTACTATATAAAATAATTACTATACATTAATTAGAATACTGACGCGTATAGTCGACGGCCTAGAGACAGTATTCGGAAAACTAGGAGGATATAAATATGGCAACAACATTGTTTAGAGGACCTGTTTTACAAGGTAAGAAAAACGAAGCTGGTGTAACTGGATTTAACATTGAAGAAAAATCATCCAATTATACTGTCGTTATTAATAATGGTGATTCAGGAAAAACTCTTTTGTCAAAAACTAAGGATGTAGTATTTACCCTACCAGCAATTGCTGTGGGGAATGTATATACATTCGTAAATACCGCTGAGGATGGGGTTAATAATTTAACTATTAGTCCTAATGCTAGTGATGGTATTTTGTACTTAGGAGGATTAACAGACGACAAAGATCTGATTAATACTCAAAGTACATCTAAAGTCGGAGACTATGTGACCATTGCATCTTTGAACTCAACTGTTTTTTGGACAGTTGTAGACGCTCAAGGTGTTTGGGCTAAAGAGTCTTAATAGATAATTAAAGATGCTCCTTCGGGAGCATCTTTTTTAAGGAGATAAAATATGAGTACATATCCAGTGGATATTAAAACAGCAAATATAACAAGTGCTACAACTACGACTGTAAAAACCGGTGCAACTAGAATTTTAGGATTGTCTTGGGTTCAACCCTATAATGTAGCAGCAGGAACAATTACAGTTCTTGATGATGCTACAACTGTATGGGTAGTTGATGTTCCAAGAACAAATGATTCAGATGCAGGAGATAGTAAATCTGTAGCTGGTGTTATTATGTTACCAGGAACAGGAATTAGATGTGGAACAAGTCTTAAAGTTACAAATGCTGTAACCACACATGTTACTGTTTACTATGGATAGGAGCATAGATGGCCAATACAACATCAGGCTCTTACACATTTGGTAAGACACTTGCAATTGATGATATTATTTCTGAAGCTTACGAACGAATTGGTCTCGTAGGGTCAGCAGGTCATCAAATACATAGCGCAAGAAGATCTTTAAATATTTTATTTCAAGAATGGGGAAATAGAGGAATTCATTTTTGGGAAATAGGTCAAACTAATCTTGACTTAGTAGAAGGCACAACTGAATATGCTTTCTACAGAGATAGTGCAGATGGCACAAGTGCGACTACAGCACCATCAAATGGTATCTATGGAATAGCTGATATTATGACAGCTTCTTATAGAAACAATTATAATACTACTTCACAAACAGATTTACCTCTAACTAAAATTAGCCGTGATACATATGCGGCTCTTTCAAATAAATTAACTAAGGGAACACCGAGTCAATTTTGGGTTCAAAGATTCGTGGACCGTACTACAATTACAATTTATCCAACTGCTAATTCTACAGCAGCAGATAATTATATTAGTATTTACTATGTAGCACGAGTTCAAGATGTTGGAGCTTATACAAATGCAGTAGATGCTCCTTATAGATTTATACCTTGTATGGTAGCTGGTTTAGCTTTTTATTTATCACAAAAATTTGCACCACAAAGAACACAAGAAATGAAATTATTATATGAAGATGAGTTAGCAAGAGCTTTAGCGGAGGATGGATCAGCGGCGAGTACGTACATTACACCGAAAACTTATTATCCAAATATATAATGGCTAAAATAAAAGTTATAAAAGAAGTAATTAAAAAATTTAAACCTAAAATAAAAAGTAAGCGTAAAAAATTATTTCCTTTAAAGACAAAACCAGGACCTGGAAAAGACAAGTGGAAACTTGATCCAAAAAGTCCTTATTATCATGTTGATGAATTAGGTTCTCCTCCACTTCATAGAGGCAGCGGTCCTTCTGGAGTAGAAAAGAAAAAATTAAAAGACGCTGGTGAAAGCATTGAAAAATGGTTTAGAAAAAAAGAAGGAAAAGCTCCTGTTAGAGTACAAGAAAAATTACCGGGTATGAGACACGGTGGTTTAATTAGAGGTTTTCCTAAAATTGCTAAGAAAGGTTGGAGATAATGACACTTAAAACATTAGGAATGGGAGTTGTTAAAAAAATAATGACTAAAACTTCGGCTGGAAGAAAAGATAAGCTGTTAGATTCTATTAGAACAAGAAGAAATAGAAAACTTCCAAAAGCATTTAAAGACCATAAAGTAAAAATAAAAGGAATAGGTGAAGTCAAGAGTGATAAATATATTATGGATATTGAGACTTATGACAAAGTTCACCAGAAAAAATTTAAAAGTAAAAAATAATGGGAAAGTTTTCTAAAGGTAGATATTCATTAATGATTTCTGATAGATCAGGTGCAGCATTTCCATATAGAGAAATGGTTCAAGAATGGAATGGTGCCTGGGTACATACTTCAGAATATGAACCTAAACAGCCGCAGATAGATCCAAGACCACATGGTGCAGATGCACAAGCTTTACAACACGCTAAACCTGCAAGAACAGAATTTGCAGTAACGGATTTATTAAAAGAAGATCCTTTAGAAACATATCAAGTAGGTTCTGCAATTGTAAATGTAAATTTACCAGGACATGGATATACTACTGGAAATACAAAAAGATTTAGAGGATCAACTGGTGCGGGAGGAACATATCAAACTCCAGAAGGAGTAGGAGGTATTACTGGAGCTACTATTGCAAAAGCAGCAGGATATACTATAACTGTAGGTAAATACGTCAGCGGTGCAACTGACACAGATGGACCAAATGGTACTGGAATATATGGAACAGATTGGTTTTATTTTAGCGCTGATACAAACGCGACAAGTGTCGCAACAGGAGGAGGGTTTCCGTTGTCCGTTGGACCGGTGACTATACAAGCATAATGTCTGGAATTAGTTATAGTACATTAGTTACAATGATAAGAAGTTATACAGAAGTCGATGATACTGTATTTACTACTGATATCTTAGAAAATTTTATTTTAAATGCTCAACAAAGAATATTTAGTGATGTTCCTGTTGATTCTGATAGAGTTGAATATGAAGGAACACTAGCCGCAGATGTGCAAACTGTTAGAGTTCCTGCAGGTATGATTTTTGTAAGAGGTATTGAAGTTTTTAATTCAACATCTTCTAGAACAGGTAGAACATATTGGCTTTTAAAAAGAGATAGAACATTTATAAGTGAATATGTTGGAGAATTAACTGGTCCTGAAGGATCTCAAACAGGGCAAGATACTACAGGATTACCTAAATATTATGCTATGTTTGGAGGAGCGACTGGACTTAGTTCTACTACTTCAGGGAATATTATAATGGCTCCTACTCCTGATGCCAATTATTTAATTAATATACATGGAAATGTAATGCCAGCTACTTTAGAGTCAGGAAATCAAACTAATTATATTAGTCTTAATTACCCTCAATTGCTTCTATATGCTTGTTTAGTAGAGGCATATGGATTCTTAAAAGGTCCAATGGATATGTTGACATTATATGAGCAAAAGTATAAAACTGAACTACAAAAATTTGCAAGTGTGCAAATTGGGAGACGAAGAAGAGACGATTATACGGATGGTACTGTTCGTATACCGATCGAATCACCGCCTCAATAAGGGAGATAATTATGGCAATAACATCGGCAATTTGTAATAGCTTTAAACAAGAAATTTTAGAAGCTGAACATAATTTTACAGCATCTACTGGAAACACTTTTAAATTAGCATTATATGATAGTGATGCTACTTTAGGAGCAAGTACAACTGCTTACTCTTCATCAGAAGAAATTACTAACACTTCAGGAACTGCATACACAGCAGGTGGAAAAGCTTTAACAAGTGTAACGCCTACGTTAGATTCATCTACAGCTGTATGTGATTTTTCAGATGTATCTTGGACGTCCGCTTCTTTTACAGCAAGAGGATGTTTAATTTATAACGATTCACATTCAACAGATGCTTCAGTTTGTGCAATAGATTTCGGTGGAGATAAAACAGCTACTAGTGGAACTTTTACAATTCAATTTCCTGCAGCAGCAGCTACTACAGCAATTATCAGAATAGCATAGGAGTAAAACATGGCTGACGTTACAGTTTCAGTAACGGGTCTTCAGGCCATTGTTAACCCAACGGAGTGGAATGCCTCTCGTATGGGATGGGGCCAAGGTGCATATAACACTGGAGGCTACGTTGACGAAAATATTTTACAAGGTTGGGGTCATCCGGCATGGGGTCAAGCTGATTGGGGTGATGCTGATTACTACGATACAGGTTGGGGTCGTGATACATGGGGATCTCAAGTTTGGGGTGGTACAAATAATATTACAGTTATTCCAACTGGCGTAAGTGCAACTTCTGCAAATGGTTCTTTATCAGCTATTACATCTGTTTCACTTTCTTTAACAGGTTTAGGTGCTACTTCTTCTTTAGGAACACCAACTATTGATGTTTCAGTTAGTTTATCTTTAACAGGTCAAGGCGCAACTTCTTCTGTAGGTGCTATTACACCAGCAGATCAAGTGATGGGCTTAACAGGTCAAGGCGCAACTTCTTCTGTAGGAGCGATTACACCAGCAGATCAAGTAATGGGCTTAACAGGTTTAGGAGCTACATCTTCAACTGGAACAGTAGTAATACCAAACGTAGGTGTTCCATTAACAGGGCAATCAGCTACAGTATCTCTTGGAGAATTTGTTATTGAATCAGGAGTAGTGGTAAGTCCATCTGGAGTAAGTGCAACTTCTTCTTTAGGCACAGTTGTTGTTCCAAATGAAGATGTAAGTTTAACAGGTTTAGGAGCTACTGCATCAGTTGGAGAACTTTCTCCTGCTACTGTAACAGGAATAACGGGTGTATCCGCAAGCACGGGTATAGGTAGTGTTATATGTGAATCTAAATACCCTATAAGTGGAGTAGGAGCAACTTCTTCTGTAGGTGCTATTACACCAGCAGATCAAGTTATGGGATTAACGGGACAATCTGCAACAACTACTTTAGGTCAGATTGGTGGTCCAATTGCATGGGAAAAAATGGTACCTAGTCAAGGTGGTAGTTGGAGTAAAAAAACAGCTACACAAGGTGGAAGTTGGAGTAAAAAAACACCTTCACAAGGTGGAAGTTGGAGCAAAAAGTCGGCTTAATTAGTTGACATTATATATAAAACAAAATAAATATTAAGAACTAGATAAGATTTTAGGAGAAAATTATGGCATCAACATATACCCCTCTAGGTGTAGAATTAATGGCTACTGGTGAAAATGCCGGTACTTGGGGAACAAAGACTAATACAAACTTAAATATTATAGAACAAATATCAGGTGGATATAAGGTTCAAACTTTAAATACTGCTGGAGCGGGAGCTAATACTACTGCTCTTGGTGATGAAACATACGATGGAGCAACGGGAGCAACTTTAGCTACAAGAGTAATTATTTTGGGAGCTGTATCTCCAGAAACAATTTCAGGTGCTAAAATTGTAACTATTCCTAATGATGTAGAAAATTTTTATTTTATAAAGAACAGTACAAGTGGTTCTTACACAGTTCAACTTAAAACAGTATCGGGATCAGGAACTACTTTTACATGGACAGCTACCCAAAAAGATTGGAGAGTTTTATATGCTGATGGAGCAGGTAATATTGTAGAAATTACCTTAACAACTTCTCCAGCAGGTTCAGATACACAAGTTCAATACAATGATTCAGGTTCTTTTGGCGGAGATTCAAATTTAGTTTGGGATTCCTCAAATGGATTAGTAATAGGTTCACAGAAAGAATTAAGACTCTCGGATAGTTCGGGAGGAGAATATATGGGTATGAAAGCAGCCTCATCAGTCACGGATTATACTATTACGTGGCCAGGAGCAGTAGCCGGAGGAAACGACTACGTTCTAAAATCAACAACAGGTGGAGTTTTATCTTGGGGTGAAGTTTCAGGTGGAACCTCATGGCAAGCAGTTAAAACTACAGGTTTTACTGCAGTAGCAGGCCAAGGATATTTTTGTAATACGACTGGCGGAGCATTTACTTTAACTCTACCCTCATCACCAAGCATAGGAGATGAAGTCTCGTTTGTAGATTATGCAGGTACTTTCGACTCAGAAAATTTAACTATTGGAAGAAATAGTGAAAAAATTAATGGAGCAACAGCAGATTTAACGGTTGCTACAGAAAGAGCTGCAAATACTTTAGTCTACACAGATGGAACTCAGGGCTGGTTATTGAAGAATAAATAATCATGGCAACTTATCAAGAGATCCATGGAAATGCTATCCAAAATGCTTCTGGTACTTTATCCGGAGTTCAGGAAGGTCAAGTTTGGTATGACACTGCAGCAGTAGGATGGAAATATCAATATCCTCAATTAAGCACAGGAGCCTGGAGCACAGCTAATTCACTTAATACTTCTAGACAAGATTTGGCAGGATGTGGAACATCAACAGCTGCTCTAGTTTTTGGTGGAACTAATCCTCCTGGACCAACTCTTTATTCTATTACAGAATCGTTTGATGGTAGTTGGACAGAAGTGAATGATATGAATACTGCCAGAAAACATTTAGGTGGTCTTGGAATTCAAACAGCTGCTATAGCAGTTGGAGGTGAACCCCCTATTATGGATAATTCAGAAACTTGGAATGGAACTAACTGGACAGAAACAGGTGACTTAAATACAGCTCGAAAAGGTTTAGACGCAACTGGAACCACAACAGCAGGGTTAGCTTTTGCAGGAGAAACTTCTCCTGGATCTAAAACGACAGCTACTGAATCTTATAATGGAACTAGTTGGACAGCAGTTAATAGCATGAACACAGCAAGAATGTTTGTAGGTGCAGCAGGTTATACTTCGGGTGGAACAGCATCTTTAGTGTTTGGTGGACAAAATGGTCAACCAGAATATGGTTTAGTTGAAATTTGGAATGGAACTAACTGGACAGAAACAACAGATTTAAATACTGAAAGAGCCAACTGTGCAGGTTTTGGACTTTCTACATCAGGTATATGTGTTGGTGGTCAACCAGCTCCTGTGTCTGCATATACTGAAAGTTGGAATGGAACAAGTTGGACAGAGGTCGCAGATTTATCGGAAGGTAGACATGCACCAGCAAGTGCTGGAGCAGCTAATACTGCCGGTTTAGTTGCTGGTGGTGGTCAACCAGGTTCTCCACCTAATACAGCATCAGTAGAACAATGGAATTCCGACCAACCAGTTGGAGCATGGGCTACAGGAAATTCTATAAATACTGCGAGAAGCG